CGTTTATAGAGAATAGCTTCTTTCTTATTCTATGGTTATGATAGACATCGTTAGGCGTGTGATGATCCACGTCAACTTAAGTTGATATTTATATTGCGAACTGACCCAGGACAGGGTTCTCATTGGAGTGCTCTCTCAAGTCCATGCTTCGGGAATCTAAAGAAGATTCCCCTGATGCCGCACACATTTCTTTCACGGCATCAGTTAGGCGTGTGATACTGCTGTAGTAGCACCAGAGACGGGAGCTCTGGCACCGCTTAGCAACATATCACGATGTTGATTTTCTTTAGCAAATTCTTGCTGTTGTGCGGCCAAACCCTGCTTTTGGGTGTAATCTTGCTTGGATAAAGCTGAATTCGATTTGTAATTGATTCCAGCTAATCCGGCTTGACCGAGGAAACCTCGCTTCTGGTATTTTAAACCATAAGTCTGATCACTTGCTTGCATGTCCTTTTCGTGTGCAAGCTGGTTTCCTTGCATTGACAATTCATGTTTGTTCTTGCTACGTTGTCCGAGCCCAGCACCCAATCCTGCTAACATACCTCCAGCAATTGCGGAGTTACGTTGTACAGTGATTGGATATTCAGCAGCATGTAAAAACATTTTTGTTTCTACAAATGTTGATGAAGTACGGGCTGACCAGTAACTAGTATCTGTTATAGGGAATCCATTCGTTCTGTTCACAAGTACTGGAGTTGTTAAAATTAAAGTACTAAATTTCTGTGGGAAGAACGTGTACATGTTAGCACCTCGAATCACAAAGATTCCAAATTCTTGCAAATACCGTATTGTTGCAACGGTTCTGAAAGAAACTGGATCCTGAATCTCGAATTGATAACATTGTGTGATATTAATATCACTGGATAATCTCTTATAATACATACTGATACTTGGGTCATCTGTAGCAGTTGGATTAGTCAATGTGTTTGCTACAATCGCTGATACTGGTTGATCTGAAATACGCAAAATGCTATAATCAGATGGTAAATTACCCGCGACTGTATTGATGTTAAGTGGGATGTCAATTTGGTTATATGATAAGACACCCCATTGGTCAACAGCACCTGGTGAAGTAGAATTCACTATTGGTGTAATTGGCACAATTTGGATGGCCAAAATTATAACTCCATGTGTAGTTACGATTTTGAATAATCCAAATCTGAAAGGATCTGTGTCGTCTGGTGATGAGTAATAAAGTGCTACGACACCAAATTTACGTGACAAATATTTTTCGTTAAATGTATTGATAAATTCAATTAGTAGCAGTCTAAAAGCATCAGGATCCTTTCCTGTATAATCTTCTGGTTTAGTTGCTGTAGTCAAAGAACTTTTGCTTAGCGTTATTTCACCGAAGGCATTTGCGAACATATTATATTGTTGTCTTGGTACATTCGAAATATTATACAAGGTTGCCATACCTAAATCAGTAGGATTGGTGCTATACAACCTATATTTCTGATCAGTTTTAAATTGGAAGTAAGTTCCACTAGGTACACTATCTGTGACTCGCCTAGTAACTCTTGCTCCATTGATCGGTCCATTAAGTATCAAATTACGGTGTGGAATACCGAAATCAAACACTTGAGGAGCTGCCATATTACCATCAGTAAATATATTAGAATCAACATTCAAAGTGTGTGGAAATACGCTAGGAACGTTGGATCCCTGGGTTGTTGTAAGGCCGGGTACAGTAACTGCCAATGAAGGAGTTACTGTGAGAATGTCAGGGTTGGAGAATGTGAAGGGATTAGGTTCTGCACTATTAGCAAGTTTAGAAGCAATGCGAATACGTGTTTGGACACCTTCTCGTAGTGGATTTTGTAGTGACATCATTAAGAATATCACTAAGTGAGGGCGACTATCATAGTCGCTTGTCTCATCTTCCACCAAACGATAAAAGTGTTCTCTACGTGCATCGTGCAACACATGTACTTTATTCCATGGTGTTGTTACTCCTTCTGCTTGATAAGAGTACTTCATCAATTCTGATATAGGCATAGTTGTAGTTGCTATTTTCTTTGGATACCATGCAATACCAATAGCACCTGAGAATAGTGGATTACCAATAACCGTAAAACGGAATTGTATAGATCCATTGAATCTCTCGTGTGCTTTGGCATAGTACTTAATATATGAGTTAATGTACGCTGATTGAAGTCCATAAGGTATTTGTGCAATAATGGATCCTTCTACAGCATCATCTGAGACTACAAGTTGTGTGTCACAGTCCAAAAACTGTTGATATATCAAGTCTTTGATATCAAAGGTGATAGCACCCACAGCTAACATATCAGGTGCACCTATTGGATTTAATGTTTCTGGTAAAGCAGTAGTAACTGCTCCCATAATATCATCTCCAGTGTGTGTCATTGCTGGCATTACGGCTGTTGGTTGGGGATTGGTTTGGGAGGGTAGGTTAGCTCTTTGAGCACCCATGGCAGCCTGATTCATGACCGCAGGTTCAACTGGTTGATCGTTATTTTGTTTAATAACCATCTTTTCAATTAAAATCTGCAATTTATGAACCAAATCACCATTGACAAAGATCTTTATAAAATTAGTTCTCGTAATCATAAAGTTATTGTCTTGAAGGTCCTCTTGGAGTTCTCCTAAAGAAATTTCTGGGTCAAGATTCACGGATAATTTGCTCTCATTAATTGTTGCAAATCCTACATTTGTTGTGTAGGGTTTGAAAAACAATTCATTAGTGTACAAATCATCGCGAACCTGCATGTTTAATATTATTTTTGGACGCGTATCGTTATTTGGAAGTACAATTTGTTTTGCTGCTTCCTGTTGTGCCATCTTCTTCGTCTTAGACTGCGCTGTAGCCTTTTGATCACCAAAAGTAACAGTGCAAGTCCAATTAGGAGCTTCTTGCGGGCCTGAACGTACATATTCATATTTCGGTTCTTTGCCTTGTACTTGTGACATACTATTAATGCGCGATACGTAATCCATTATTTGTTGTTGTTTGTTATAATTATTTTGTGTTATTTGGAGTTGTTCTAAGTTTTGAACTATTTCAATATCACTCGATACCTCTGTTTCTCCTGTTTTCAATAAAATAGGACCACTTCGCCAATTATATACAAAGTCTTTAAATACTCTACGATAAGTTTCATATTCGTAAATTTGTATATAGGGCGCTACAGAAGGGTATTCTGCTAAGATAGTATTGACTATTGTCACTACCCTTATGAAGAATTCTTTTTCATGTAAAGAGGCCTCAAATAAAGCTACATTTATATTAGCTTGTATATATTTGGTCTCTCTTTTCTTCACCCAGAATAAGCAAGATAATACTGAAGTTTGCTTTAACTTAGGATATACCACTCCATCCGTATCAGGAATAAATTCCCTCGAACAGAATGATATATACTCTGATTGTACCTTGGCTGGGGTTACCTTAAAGTTAAAATATGCACCACATCGAATCAAATCGTTTATGTTCATATTTAAACTCTTAGATATTTTCATACTACGGTCATCACCATAATAGATAGCTGATAGAACTTCGTCAACATTATTTAATGTTGGTACGATTTTCATTTCCATCAGTTTTTCTACCACGGGGTAGATCGTAATAACTTCCATACCATAACAATTCAAAGCTGTGGTTACATAGCTACCAGATTCATTACCTTTGTCTACCAAGTATATAATACCATCCATAATATGTATGGTGTATGTGAGCGATTGTGCCAGAGCATTAATGAGTTTATCATCATACCCTTGGCACATTGTCTCACAAAATCCTTGGATTATTTCTGCAGGCATAGTTTTATCACATCCTGAGATATCTGTAGATAATAAATTACCGTCGATTCTTGACATTTTACGGTAATATACAGTAGCTTCTGAATACACATCCATTCCGACTTTATATGGGCCATCAATATGATTTTTGAGCATGTCTGTAAGAACATGTCCAAAATATTTCTTTAATACCATATTAACTGAGAAGTCCAGTTCATTAAAAAGCCTTACCTTACCTTCATGCACCTTATCTGCTGGTAGTAATTCAACCTTACGGTTGTCTTTACACCATATAGATATTGGGTTACCTTGTTCAAGTGCATTTGTGTAAGTTTCATACATTTCCCTCACATGTTTTGCAGCTGGTGTATCTGCAAATAAGTAAAAGGGTCTTGTTTCTGGTTTGGCTTTATTAATAAAAAGATCTTCCTTAGTATGTATATTATAGAGTTTCTTTAATAATGGTCCACCTGAAGTCGTCATATCCCATGGTTTGTTATTGGTAGTACCATCACCATTGATATTCAAGTTCAAACTCATATATTTTGCGGGTTCATAATCTCTCCTATATCTTTGTTTTATAAGATCCAAAGTTATCTGTTTGACAACTGGATCCCATTGTTGATATAGTGGATCCTTATAAGTATACTTTACAGATTGAGTCCATAAGGTATGTGGGATTCCTTTATTATCCTTTATAAGTTTATCCGAAGACATAAGTTCTGGTTTAAATTTCAGTGCAGATGGTTTTGTTGGTAATGGTTCTTTGAGATCGTGCCTGATTTGTGCATCTAACATTTCTCGGTGTGAATCCTTAGGAAAACTCGGTAAATGAGCTTCACTAGAATAACCAAGAACTGTTAAACCACATCGTGGTACTCTAGCAGGTCTCTTCTCACTATCCATTATCTGTTGATACCATTCATGGGTTGTGAATTGCTGTTTTGGTTTGTGGAAATGGAATACGGCTGCATTACTTTGTATGGTGTTGAGTTGATCAAAATCTT